GAGAAAAATATGATTCGAGTTCAGGCCTCATTGCAGCCCGATCTGATATCGGAAATAGTCTGCTTCCGTTGCGGGGCCTGGTGCCCTGGCGAAAGGAGGAAAGAATGATGGCTAAACTCTACTGGAGAGTGAAGCGGAATGGTAAATGGACGTGGACAGCTGTCAACGTTATTGACCTCAGTGATGAACCAGGTCCCAAACGAAACCAAGTTTGGTATCTTTTGGAGGAAGAAGAATGATCTACATTCCTGAATGCCGTCTATGCGGTCGTGAAGATATCGTACCTAATGCAATTTTGCATTTAGATATGTGCAGTAACTGTTTTTTGCGTGTTGAGAATCAATGCAAATGTTCACCGATTGAGGCGTGTGACAGTTGTCATGCCAATAATCTCCACTATGGGGTTTTGGTGCGGGAGAATACCCTTGTTAATATACAGAACCTGCGGAAAAATAACATATGTTTTGGAGTAGGGTCCTCTGGAGTGGAATGAAATGCAATGGAAGATAGCGGATCCGGTTGAATACGCCCATGCGGGCTGTCTTGGCAGCAGTAGAAACAGGAACGATACGTCGATGTGCAGTAGGCACCTAATGTGTCCTAAATGCGAAACGAGACGGGCAGCGAAGAGAACTTGGCAACTCGGCCGAAGGTTGACCCAAGAGATTGAGCTGATGGAGGATGAAGGCAGTGACCTGCGGGTCGGTGTCCTAACAACAACGTTGCCTGGACTAAAACATAAGAGAGGCATCCGGAGGGCCAGTCTCCGTGAACAATATTCCTATATCACGGAACGCACGAACTTTTCGGGCAGAACTGGTGCTCATTCAATGCGTGGCTTGAACACGTTGTTGAAAGATATGGGTGTGCATGCTGGATGTCACAACCTTGAGTTTACTTGGAACGATAAGAAGAATTGGTGGAATGTACATAATCACTCAATTATACTGACGGACAAACTATCATGGTCTAATGAAATTCAGGAGACTAAGGATAGAATTTGGGAGCCTGGAGACCTGCTAGACAGGACGGAGGTAACAGGCGGAAATAATACGCAAATCGAGAACTTGGGACTCGGTCGTCGGTATTCACTTGATTGGGCCGAACCTTCAGAGTTCGATCAAACAATCAGGTATGCGGCTAAGGTCGCTTACATGACGAAACCGATTAAAGCACCAAGGCAGAAACGGCTTGAACTTAGCAAGTTTTTCAACGGCTTTAGCGGTAAATATCCACGTTTATCCAGACCTATGGGTATGTGGATGCGAAGCGAACCTCTACCTTAAACTATTTAGAGTGTCGAGGGTAGGGCCACCTAATGGCCCGTAAACGCACAAAGAAACATTATCCTGTTCAAAGACAGTTAGGTTTGACTGCCGTAACTCCAGCTGCACCAAACTTGATTGTAGATGGACCAATGGAATTGTCTAAAACAAACCATCGATTATACCGTCAATCTCGGTATTATGAAATGTCACTGACTATTGACACTGACTTACCCGAAGGAACGACTGTCGATGTATTTACACTCGCAGATTCGTGGATGATTCAGAAGGCGTATCAAATGGCAAAAATGGCATGGGATGAAAGCAATGCTGAAGAAAAGGAATTTCTAGACGGGCGAGTAGCACGTTGGAATGACTTTAGAGTGCGTCACGGTCTTGACGGGATGCCTGGTGGAATTCAAAATGTTAATTCTACTAATTTTTTGAAAGGTGCCTTAACCGCTTCTGCGTTCACTGTTGGTGAATTTGATAACTCCCAAGTTGTCGACCAAGCGGGTACAACACGAACTTTTTCGTTTGGTAATCCGACTGCGTCTCGGTACTCGGTAATAGAAGAGTACGATGCAAGCGGCAATACAAATCGTGATCCAACATTTGCCGCTACTGGTGCTTATTCAGGTCTGCTGCCGAATCTAGATGCGGGTGCAGCTGCTGCCTTGCAGGAAGTAGGTAACAACCCACCATACGATGCAACCGATATCGGTCAAGCGGTGTGGGTAAAGGTCGCCACACTCCATTTGGGGCCAGGCCGACAGCGTACAACCACTGGGTTCATTACTGCACCATGTGGGTTTATGGCGTTTACAGGAGCCGGTACAATTATTGCAGACAACGCAACTAATATTAGCGTTGAATTCAAGAGAGGCGACTACAAAGGAGTTCATGCTCCATCTATGTTGGAGTGAACCTCATGATTACTGAAGAGGCTACTAATGAAGTAATACAAGCTACACGATGGGCTTCTATCGTGACACACGTCAAGAATAACAACATAGCGTATCTGCTTGGTGTTTTCATGATGCATACGGCAGGCGCAACAACGGCGGCGGTGGAGTATGGCGCAGGAATTTGCTCATAAAATTCCCAAGGACATTCCCTCGGATTGTGATCAGTGTGGGTTTATGCCCAAACTGGAAGACGTGAGTGTAATACTTCCTGAGTTTACAGGAAACGAAATTGTCTATCATGTGCGCTGCTACCATTGCGGCCACGAATGGGTGGATTAGTATACTTATGTATACACAACCTTTATGTATACACAGCCCTTCGCTGTATACATGCCGACCTATAAGGAGTGCACCTGTGGCGAGAAAAATATGATTCGAGTTCAGGCCTCATTGCAGCCCGATCTGATATCGGAAATAGTCTGCTTCCGTTGCGGGGCCTGGTGCCCTGGCGAAAGGAGG